TTCATCAGGCCAGTCATTTACATTTTCTGTAAATGGATTTGGTTTGAAAAAGTACGGCTAATTTATTTATGGCCCCCTTACGTCTGCGAGGGGGCTTTTTCTTATGGCATTTACTGAAGATTTAGATATTTTCTTTGAGGATTTCCAAGATACTGTCGTGTATTCAAGTTCGACATATAAGGGGATTCTTGAACAGCCCGATGAGATAGTCGCTGATGGAGTGGTAATGACCACTGACTATCAACTAATTGCCAAGACAACTGATTTGGGCGTAGTTGCTTTTGATGCAAGTCTTACGATAAACGGAGCAGCTTATACAGTTAGAAGCGTTAGAAAGATAGATGACGGTGCTTTGTGCATCTTGTCTCTCACCAAAACATAGAGGTGACTAATGGCAAGTAAAAGAGAACAAATTCTAGCTGCATTAAAAACGCAATTAGCAGGTACTACTGGGGCTGGAAGTCGGATATATAGAACGAGAGTGACTCCTACAGCTAGGAATGAATCTCCAGCAATTGTTATTGAACCAATAAATGATCAGCCAACAGTTCTTTCTTCAACTTACGAAAAGATTGATTGGACTTTAAGAATAAGAGTTGTTGTAATTGTTCGAGGTCAAATTCCTGAAAGTGTTGCTGACGCAACGATTGAAAGTTTACATACAAAAATATTGAATGATCCTACTGTGGGAGGATTGGCTTTAGATATAAGGCCGTCAACTACTACATTTGAGGCAATTGATGCTGATCAGCCTGCTGGAGTCATTTTTTGTGAATATGAAATTGACTACAGAACGGCTTATAACAACTTATCGACATAATATGTTGATACCTAACAACCCACTTCATTTATTATGAATGGTGAAAACCCAGGGGAAGGCGGTAGCTACCTGCTTGATCCAGAAACAGGTGAACGCACTCTCGTAAAGCGCACCTCTCCACAAACATCATTAGAGGGAACAGCCAATGGCACTTCTGAACAGGAAACGAGTAATTCTTCTGGAACTGGAAAGCAGTTACGGAACAGATCCAACTCCAACGGGAGCAGACGCAATCCTAGTGAGGGATCTGTCGATAACTCCTCAAGCGAGTGATGTTGTCTCCAGAGATTTAATTAGACCTTATCTCGGTGCTTCAAGACAGCTACTAGCTAATACAAGAGTTGAATGTACGTTCAGCGTAGAACTTGCAGGATCAACCGCAGCAGGTACGGCTCCTAGAGTGGGCAAGGCACTCAGAGCATGTGGCCTTAGCGAGACAGTCGCTGCTAACACAAGTGTTACTTACGCACCTGTTTCTGGTTCTTTTGAGTCAGCAACTATTTACTACAACGTAGATGGTGTCTTACATAAGACAACAGGCTGTCGAGGAACATTTAGCATCTCAGCGACTGTTGGTGAAATTCCTACAATCGACTTCTCCTTCCAAGGCATATATGTGGCTCCAGCCAATGCTGCACTACCTTCTGTTACTTATGGAGCGCAAGCAACACCATTAGTATTCAAGAACGGTAATACTGCTGGATTTGAGTTGTTGTCTTATGCTGGTGCGTTACAAAGTTTTTCCTTCGATGCTGGAGTAGAAACTCAGTACATGGAACTTGTCGGGGGAACCAAAGAGGTTCATTTGATAGATAGACAAACAACAGGTAGCGTTACTATCGAAGCACCATTACCAGGCACTAAAGATTATTTTGCTGCTGCTTTAACAGATTCAAGTTTGGGCAATTTGCAATTTACTCATGGTGATACAGCAGGAAACATCGTTAAGTTCACTTCCACCAAAGTTGATATTGGTGATGTGAGCTATTCAGAGTTGAATGGCATCGTAATGGCTGATATTCCGTTCACAGCATGTCCAACAACTGCTGGAAATGATGAATTTGAGCTTCAATACAAGTAAATCAGCTTTGATTTGATTAAAAGGGGGCTTACGCCCTCTTTTTTTATGGTTAAAGTAGCAAGGTATCTCTATTTCTTATCAAATGAGTTTTATCAAGAAGAAAGTATCTGCTTATCCTTGGCCTGTTGAAATCAGAAAACCTTCAGAAGAAATTATTGGTGAATTTGAAACTCATAAATTCACGATTCGATTTAAGCGATTGGCTAAAAAAGAGTTAAATGATTTTCAAGATAAAGAAGATTATGAAGCGTTAAAAACAATTATTACTGGCTGGTCAGAGATAAAAGACGAGGAAGATAATGATATTCTTTTTAGTCAGAAAAATTTAAAAGATTTTTCAGAAGATGTTGATTTTGTTCAAGGAGTAGTAAAAGCATTTCAAACTTTCTACGCAACGGCTGACGAAAAAAACTAACTGATGCTGCTCTTTATTGGGTTTCGGGTGGCAGTAAATCAGATGAACAGGTAGATGAAGATGCCAAGATTTTTGGTATCAAATTACCTGAGAAGCCTAAAGAAGAAGAAAAAGGATGCGTTGTTTGGGAACAGAATTGGGAAACAATATTAATGTTTTTGAGGATGCAAACTCAATGGAATGTTTCCATGAGTGGTTTTGTTGGTTTGAAATATGAAGTTTTATTAGGTGCAGGAGGTTTGTTTGACCTATACAATGTAAGCAATCGTGTTGCAATGCTTGAAGATCTAAAGATCATGGAAGCAGCAGCATTGAAAGAAATTAACAAGGACTCTAAGTAATGGCAGGACAAGTTGGAAAACTGATCCTTGAAACAGGCATTAAAGGGTTTGAAGAAGTTCAGGAGCTAGGTAAAGGTCTTAAGCAAATTGCAAAATTAACAGATAAAACTGATAGGCAATTTATAAAAGCAGCTAAATCAGTAAAGGATTTTGCTGGTGCAAATAGAAATAGTGTAAATGCGATAAGAGGGCAAATAGTCGCATTAAACAAGTTAAAAGATTCGGCAACGATTGGAGGTAAAGCGTATAAATCTTTAGCAGCAGATATTGTCAATTTAAACACTCAATTACTAACACTTAGTAATGTTGAAAAAGTAGCAGTATCCAATGCGGCAGCAGCAGCCCAACTACCTGCAAGAACGAAGAAAGGCAGGCTTGTCGGAGAAGGCAGACTAGCAGGGTCAAGAAGTTTGGCTGCTTTAGGTCAAGCAGGAAGTCCGTTAATAGAAAAAGTATTTACTGACCAAGTTGCAGAAATGAACGCTGCAATGAGTGATTTAGGTATTAACACAGGAGAGTATGCCAAAATTCTGAAAACTTTAATAGGTAGCACTAGAGATTACAACGCAGCATTAGCCAACCAAACAGCAAAGCAAGGGAGCATTGATGCAACTCAACGGATTCGTGCGGCTGGTAGAAGTAAATTCACTATTGGAACTTCTAGTCAGGGATACAACCCATATACAACTTTTGCAGGTTTTGATGGAAGTGATTTAAGTAAGGCTGGTAGACCATTTGTAGAAGGCTTGCCAGTTCAAGGCCCATTTGGACTGGGGCCAAAACGAGAAGCTTTTATGAAGCAACCAGCTTGGTTGCAAACTTTTCAAGCTTTCATGGAATCCAAATCTTTTAAAGAAGCTTTAAAAGAACCTCTTGTTCCTCCAATGGGTTTTGGCCCTGGTGGTGCTGTTGGGGAAATTCCTAGTTCAACTGGGTATCGAAGGGCATTAAGAGACAAACAAGGCAGATTTACAGGTCAATACGATTACAACGTAAAGAAAGGAGATAAAGGAGCTAAATTTTTCAGAAGAGATCCATTTACTGTTGGTCAATACTCAGGCGAAGGCCCAGCAGATTTAGGAATCCCAAAAAGCTTTGTAAAATCTGAAGCAGGATTTGATGCTCAGATTAATTCTTATAGAGATCTATTAAAAGATCTAGTTATTAATGGAAAAGAAAGGTTACAGGTTACTCGCAAGATAAATAAATTAGAAGGTGAAAAGCAAAGTTTATTAAAACAAGAAAATCAAGCATTATCTGGTACAAAAAGAACAACAGGGCCAAGGGGTAGCAGGGCAGCTAGAGGATTAAGTGTTGGTGCTGATGGAACTTTTATTGGTCAGGCTGGGCCAACCGCTAAAGATTTTGGGCCTTTCAAAGCTCCAGAAGTTAAGCAAGTTTCAAAATCTGTTGAAGAGTTAACTAAAAAAACCTTAAAGAACACGGCAGCAGCTAAGGGAAGCATCAATTCACTTACTAAGCAACGAGCAGAATTTGAAAAACTTAGAGGTAATTTAGATCCAACAAGCAAAACATTTGCAAGGCTGACAAAAGAAATTGCAAAAACAGATAAAGCTCTTCTTCGATTAAGTAATAACAAATTCAGCGGTCAAAATTTAAGAAGAACAGGACAGTCAATATTAGGTGCTGGTTTTGTTGGCGGCCCTGCTGGTTTCTTAGGTGCTGGTATTGGTGCTGGTGTTGAAGCGTTACGGCCTGGTGGTGACATGGCAGGCGGTGCAATTACTGGTGGTCTTGTTGCTAGTCAAGTGCTGACACCAGTTTCTCAGGCGATTGGTGGAGCTACTACTTATGCGTCAGATATTGAGAAAGCAAATATTGCATTAAGGGGAATAACTAAAAACACAGAAAATTATGAAGTAGCACAAGCTGCTATTACAAAAGCAGTTGAAGTTTACAACGTACCTCAAGAAGTAGCGATAAAAGGAATGACAAGATTAAGTGCTGCTGTTTTAGGTGCTGGTGGAAATATTCATAACGCAACTGAAGCATTTTTAAATACAACAGTTGCAATTAAAGGTACTGCTGGTAGTGCAGATGATGTTAAATCTGCGATCACTGCAATGGTGCAAATCTACAGTAAGGGCAAGGTATCTGCGGAGGAATTAAGTGGACAATTGGGTGAAAGATTTCCAGCGGCAGTAACAAAGTTTGCTAAAGCAAATAATATTTCTACGCAAGAATTACAAAAAAATCTTAAAGATGGAACTGTAGGATTAGACATGCTAAGTAAGTTTATTACAAGCTTAGGTGAAGAATATGCACCATTAGCGAAAAGGATTGCAGAGTCAAATGAAGAGGCAGGTGCAAGATCTCGGATTGCAATGAATAAGATGAAGATTGCAGTTGGTACTTCTTTAAAAGAAGTAGGAGCGCAATTTCAAATCATTGGTGCTGAATTATTAGTTGAATTGGTTCCTGCTCTTAAACTTATTGGTGAAATTTCAGCAACAGTTTTTAGTGGGTTAGCTGCTGTTTTAAAACCTATTGCTGCTCAACTTACTCGCATTATGGAGGCAGTAGTTTTACTGGCTGGAGGTGCTGGATTTGTTGCTTTAGGCAAATCAATTGCGTTTTTAGTTAGTGGTGCAGCCCTTCCTTTATTAACTACAGTTATTGGCAAATTAAGAGTGGCAATAAGAGCATTAAGACTTGAAATGATGCTAAATCCTCTTTTCGCTGCTGGTGTAGGAGTTACAGCAGTAGGTTTAAAAATTCATAAAGACAAAGTGGCTATTGAAGAATTTACTAAAGATCTTAAAGATGGAGTTGTTTCTTTAAAAGACGCTGAAAAAACATTAACGAAAATGGATGAAGTGCTTGAAGGTGGTTTTGGGTCTAAATATGATGCACAAATAGTACAGTTTGAAAAAGTATTTGGGCCGATTGGAGATGAAGCAAAATTAAAAACAATACGAGATAGAATTGCAGAAATAGTTAATGATTTAAAAGATCTTCAAGATGGAACTAAACATATATTTGATCCACAAACAGGTACTGGAGGAGGAGAGTCCAACTCACCATTTGCAAAATTCACAGAAGAATTAGAAAAGTTTGATCTTGCTCTTGAACAAGTAGCAGTAAATGGATTCAAGAAACTTGAAGATACAATTATGAAGTTTGTCACTACAGGGAAACTTGCGTTTAAAGATTTAGTTACAAGCGTTTTACATGACCTTACTCGTTTAGCAATTCAAGAAACAGTTACAAAACCTTTGTTTGGGATATTTAAAAAAGCTTTGGGTATTGGTCTTCAAGCTGCTGCTCCTAGTACCAGTGGTATAGGGCCAGTCGCTGATCTTGCTACTTATGCAAGTGATATTACAAGTTTCACTGGCGGATTAGGTGCGATGAATGATATAGAAGCTGGAAGGAGAAACGCAATGGGCAACGCATTTGCTAAGAACGGTATTGTTCCTTATTACAAAGGCGGTGTTGTTAGTAAACCCACCATGTTCAAGTATGGCGGTTCACAACTAGGGATCATGGGTGAGGCTGGCCCGGAAGCTATTTTGCCCCTTCAAAGAGGAAGAGGTGGAAGACTTGGGGTTGCAATGCAAGGTGGCGGTGGTGCAACAACTGTGAATTACACAGGGCCAACATTGAACTTTAATGGTGATGAATATGTCCCAAGATCTGCTGTGGGTAGCATTGTTCAAGCTGCTGCTACCAGAGGTGCTGCATTAGGAGAAACATCTACGATGAGATCATTACAAAACAATCGTTCTGCTAGAGGGAGGTTAGGAATGTAATGAGTGCTATAGCTTTAGTTACCTTTATAGAAATCTATGATCCAGAATTAGTCCCAGATTCAGGAGACATAACAAATGCCGTTCAGTATAGATTTCAAAATAGTGAACCTAGTTCTTCT